CTCGAGCCTCCAAGTCTCCGGCGAAGAAGAAGCTGGACGGTGCCAGGGTGATGGAACTTGACGCAATGTTTGGCGACAAGTTCAAACCATCCTCGGGAGGTGATAAACCTTCCCCGGTCACCTCTGACTCTGGTAACAACCAGTTCTAGCTTTGCCGCCTGGAGGGGCGTGTCCGCGCACAGGAGCAACGTCGCGCCCCTCCTTTTCATTTTGATGGAGCACATCATGTACGACCCACGCATGTCAGACTGGGAGAACACAATCGAGTTGGTACGGGAGCGGGAGAACGAGGAGTCCGCTATCGAGCACAGCTACCCTCCGCCACGCGAGGAGGAAGAGGATGCGTGACTGGGGTGATGGACATGATCCAATCAACAAGCCTGCTCATTACCTGCAGGGTAAGGTGGAGGTGACCCCCACGATCGTGGCCCTCGGCCTCGACTTCTGCGAGGGGAACGTGGTCAAGTACGTCTGCCGGCACCGGCACAAGAACGGTATCGAGGATCTGAAGAAGGCCCAAGCTTATCTCCACATGATGATCGAGAATTACGATTGGTACAGTAAGTGACCTACTCAATTGGCAGCTTGTTTTCAGGCATAGGCGGGATAGAACTCGGTCTGGAACGCACAGGCTATTTCAAAACAAAATGGCAGGTGGAACTTGATCCATACTGCCGGAAGGTTCTGGCAAAGCACTGGCCTGACGTGCCGAGATGGGATGACGTAACAACATTCCCCCCGGATGACTGGACAGCAGAAATGCTTGATGTGTCGATCCTGACTGGCGGCTTTCCATGTCAGGACATTTCAGTTGCCGGTAAAGGTGCCGGATTGGAAGGAGAAAGAAGTGAACTATTCCATGAAATCATTCGCCTGGCTGGAATCATCAGACCCAGATGGCTACTACTGGAGAACGTGGCAGCGCTCCTTTCTAGAGGGCTGGGAACCGTACTCAGGGAAATGGCCGAGATCGGGTATGATGCGGAATGGCATTGCATACCAGCTTCCCACGTTGGCGCACCTCACAGGCGGGACCGGATTTTCATCATCTGTTCGCCTCTGGCCGACACCGCAGACCAGCGAGGCAAAGAGCGATACGCTGAATGTGGAGGGACGGAAGGACAGGGGGAAACAGATCATGCTTTGCCACGCGGTAAGGATGTACCCGACGCCAACAGTGCAGGACGCGAAAAACAACGGGGGGCCGAGCCAGCACAAACGGAATTCTCTACCCCTGAATGCAGTAGCTGGTGGAGCGTTGAACCCGACGTGGGTCGAGTGGCTAATGGGGTTCCCCGAAGGGTGGACCGACTTAAAGGACTAGGTAACGCGGTGGTGCCCCAGGTGATTGAATTCATAGGCAGAATGATAGTTGAAGATGTATAACGCGATCCTCGAGAACTTCACTGGTCGGGAAGACGTGCTGGCGATGCAGCCTGCCGGAAGTAACTTCCGACCGGTCGAGCGTGGCCCCCTCACGCAGCAGGAGTTTGCTGAGGAGCATGTAGCAGGACTCACCTGCTACGGCTTCTACCTCATGCGACCAGACAATACCGTCACCTGCTCGTGCGTGGACTTTGATAACCATGACGATCAGCCCGACCCCGACTGGCAGGGGAAAGCGGATCGCTTCTACGACCTGCTGCAGCAGATGGATATGCAGCCCGTCATGGAAGTATCCGCATCCGGCAAGGGTGCTCACCTCTGGCTGTTCTTCTCACAGCCAGTGCCCGCCTGGAAGGTGAGAAGGTTCTGGATAGCAGCAGGGAACCGCATCGATTATGAACCCCGGGAGATCTACCCCCGGCAGGACCAGCTGCGTGGCAAGGGACTTGGCAACCTCATCCGCCTACCACTTTGGAACAAGAGCAGGTTTGTAGATCCCCATGAGAACTGGGAGGAGATCACCCTCGAGTCCATCCCCTGCACCCAGGTAGATGAGTTTGATGACATCTGCATATCCTTGAGCGTGGACATAAGTTCGCCGCCTTCACTGGGCGGCGAACTCTCCGAACGTATCAATCGCCTGCTCTCAATCCCAAATAGCCTGCTCACGCGGCGCTGGCGAGGGGATACAGCTGGACTCAAGGGGGATACCAGCAGAAGCGTGATCGCGTTTGCCATCTGCTGTGAGCTGGTCTATCAGCACGTCCCCACCGAGGATATCCGCGAGGCTCTCATCCGCTGGTGTGAACTGAATGATTACGATAAGCCACCCCACTGGCATAGCCTCACGATCGATAAGGCATACGACTCAGTTCATACCCGCCTGACCAAGCAGCCCGCCGCCAAGCCGGTCAACACCATCGCCAAGTGCGCCGAGTTCTTCATCTCCCGCCTGGGGAATACGCACCACTTCTCCAGTGGCATTGTGCCGCTTGACTACTCGATCGATGGTATCGCACCCGGGGAGGTCGGTATCCTTGCAGCACGGCCTGGACACTGTAAGAGTGCCCTGGCCCTGCAGTGGCTGGACTTCCAGGCACGCTCTGGAGTCAGCTGCCTGATGCTCAACGCCGAGATGAGCGGATACGAGATCGGTAGGAGGATGGTCATGTCCCTGGTAGGTGGGGAAGAAGCGGACTGGCTCTCCCGCCGGGAGGAGATTACCGAGAAGATCAAGGAGTACTACTCCGACTGTAATCCCCCTCTTTTTGAGCCGGTAGGTACAATTGATGAGGTAGAGGAGAAGATCAAGCTGCACGCTGCTAACGGCGTGCAGCTGGTTGCCGTTGACTACCTCCAGCTGCTCCGCTGCAGCACTGCGTCAGGCAGGTATGAGGTAGTTACCGAGATCTCACAACGTATCAAGGGAGCCGCTAGGGACAACGAGGTGGCCATCCTGGCGCTGTGTCAGGTCAGCCGTGCAGTAGAACAGCGAGATGAACCCACGTTCCAGCCAAGTGACCTCAGGGAGTCGGGCCAGCTGGAACAGGATGCAGACCTGATCGCGTTCGGCCACTGGTGGGGCCGAACCGGTAACAGGGACAGGGATGATTACGAGTTGCATATCGTCAAGCGCAGGAACGGCCCGGTCAGGATCCCAATCGTAAAGGTCCGGTTCAATTCCTCCATGCAGAAATTCCATTGGTAAGCAAGAAAAAGACTGACTACAGCGATATGGAAAGCTGGGCTGCAAGCAACTGCAATACAGACCCTGAGGCCCAGGCCATCATGGCTGCACGTATTGAACGGCTGACCGAGGAGCTGCGCGAGGGCTGGACACTCATTGAGAAGAAGAGGCGAGGTGCTCACATGTACTTCCCGCCGTACCAGGTACCAATGGGAGTTGAGATGATTGGACGGGAACGCAAGAAGATGAACATACCGGGAGACAGGTAATGGGTAAGCGATCACGCGATAAGGGGAAGCGGGGAGAACGTGAGGCTGCTGCCGCGCTGGCTGATGTCCTCGGCTGTGAGGCACGCAGGAGTCAGCAGTATTGCGGGGAGGCAGGGGACGCGGACCTGCTGACCAGCATCGAGGGGATCCACTGGGAAGTGAAGCGGATGGAACGGTTCAGCCTCTATCCTGCGCTCCAGCAAGCATCAGATGATGCCTCTGACGACGATATCCCGGTTGTTCTGCATCGCAGGAACAACAGCGTCTGGGTGGCCGTGGTCGCCCTGGTGGACCTGCCCGATCTAGCCAGGAGAGTACTCAAGGGAGAGCAGTTTTGATGATCTACCAATGTGATGAATGCGGATATAGCTGGAAGCAGATGCCTGCAGCAATCTGCTTCCAATGTTCCAGCATCAACCTGTCAAGTAAGGAGATTGAAGATGAGCATACCGATCGATCTACAGGAGAAGATAGCGATAGCAAACCCGGATGCACTGACAGCTGACGGGTTTGATGATGCGATTATCGGGATCGCACATCATCAGCATAATGTCACGGTAGCTTACGACTGGGACAAGTGTATCCAAGTCCTCATGGATAACAGTGAGATGTCCTACATCGACGCACTCGAGTACTTCACCTTCAACACCATCGGTGCATGGGTTGGGGACAACACGCCTATATTTGTCGAGGTCTTTGCCAAGGATGAGCAATCACCAAAAGTTCATAGATCATCTAATGAAGTCACAGAACCTCGTCTGGAAAGTGGCGAGGTGGTTATGGAAGAAGGGGTGGACAGTGAGAGTAACAGCAACCCGGATAGCGCCTGACGCTTCCCTGCACAAAGAGTACGCGGACAGTGGTGACCTGGAGATCTCGCTGCGTATCGAGATCAAGCAGAGACACAACGTATCATTCACCTGCAGAGGGGATATCCCCGGAGGGGAGCTGATCGTCTGTGCCGTACACTCATTCAATCACAACCCGCCATTCGCCTACATCCACCTGGATGACGATGCCAGCCATGCGGCTGTCATCTACTCCAGTGACTCCGGCAAGTGGGTGAAGCGGAGGATCCATGACAAGAGGTATGGTGACAGCTACTCCCAGATGTGCTACGTGACTAACGCGCAGCACGTCCACGTCGCACCATTTACCGACGACCCTTCCGAGGCTCTTGATCTTTCTCGTCTTTTGATAGACGAGAAAGGTCTTCCACCAGAACCTGAAGCTCCTTGAGTGAGGCGTCACTCTTCAGGCTGTTGGCCCGCCAGCTGATCACCCGGATGTTGTCAGGGGTGTACCCCTTCTTCGGATCAATCCTGTCAATCGACGGGGAGTTGTGGGTGGGGCCACCCTTGAGGCCTCGACCCATCACAAGCGGGATGTCCAGCACAGGGCAGTAGTCCGGGACGATGATGTCCTCCGGGGTAATATCAAAGAAGATGTTCCTCTTCCTCGATCGGTGCTTCGCCTGATTGTAGAGATAGCGGGAAGGGTTCCTCGATCGACAGCGATGGGAAGTGATCGTGCTTTTCTCCGTTCTCCTGGCTGAGTGGATCTGCCTGGCAGTGAGTCCCTTCAGCTCCTTGAGCTTGGAGAGCTGGACGTTGATCTGGGGATGATCGAGGAGATGAGGGTGTTTACGCAGCGCGTCTGTAACGCGCTCTTTGATTGTTTTCAATTCGCTTCCCCGCGAAGTTACTTTTTGATCAGCTTTGCACGCATCTTGCTCGTGTGACGGGTAACAGCATCCTTCCTGGCCTTGGGTGCTATCTCTTCCAGTGCGTCAGATGCATGGTAGAGGGCTGCGTTGTTACTCTGGCTCTCCTCGTGGATCACGGTCAGCAACTCGGTCTGCTTGCTCACAGAGCCTTTCAGGTCGTCTACCAGTTCAACATGCTTGTTGTAAGCACCCTCAAACAGGGGTGCGACTGCCTTGAGCGCACGCCAGATGATCCAGAGCAGGACAAAGGTGAATACCGTGGGTAGGCCGAGTGACCGTACAGTTTCAATCCACTGTTGTGTCGTCATCACTCCACCTCTTGGATGTGGGGAAGATCATATGCATGATAAACCGCACCAGTCCGACTGGCTCATAGCCCATCTTGACGATCGAGTCCCAGATCTTGAGCGTATCGTCACTGACCGGTCCCCTGACCATCAGCCTCTTCCGCTCACCACCTTTAATGAATCTCATTCTCATGGCATGAACCCTTTCACCTTGTCAATTATTCCACCGAAGTTGATACCGCCGGACTTGATAGCGTAGAAGGCTCCGATCGCTACGATGATCAGGATCACCAGCCACTTGCGTTTCTGGGCTTTGGCGAGGGCCAGAGTTGCTTTACTTTCCAGGATCAGCGATTTGGAGGTAGCCTTGGCCGAACGCTTGTCTATCTTGACATCGACCTTCTCGACCTTGTCCTTCTTCTTTCTATTCTTCGCCATTGTTGACCCTCGATACAGGACGGAGGCTATCTCCCAGGATTAATGCAGCGGCAAGAGCTGCCAGTTTTGTCGTGGTGTCATCGTCCACGCCAAACCACTCTCTCCCGCCGGCAATGATGAACGCCGTCAGTGTCGCCACAAGCACACGCTTGCTCTTGGCACTCGAGAGGAAATCCACAACTACTTCTTTCAGGTGCGCAATCATCTTGTTACTCCCGTAAACCTTGTTGCCACTTTCGGTAATACTCCAGCTTCTTCTCCCCCTCCGTAGTCTTGTATATTTTCCTTAGCTGATCATTAGATAGCCTGTGCGAGACATGTCGATTTGCCAGGACAAGGCGAGCATCAGCATCGGAGATGTTGTTTAGCTTGAGAATCCGATATGACTCACCCTCGGTCAGCAGCTCTAATTTTATCCCAGCCTGAAGGTCTTGGTGCATCTGGCTATAGATGTCCTGTAGCTGTCTCTCGGTCTGTTCCAGGGCTTTACGGAAATCATCGCTACTACCGGTCTTCATTGAATATCCATGCCTGGTCGTGAGCTTGTTTGCATCCCTCTTTCTGTCTCGGAATTTCCATGACTTGTATCTCAGACTGCCTTCTATGTCGACAGAGTTGCTCCGCACCCCTGCCAGGAAAGAGATTATTTCCCCAGTACGGCTGTAAACCCTTCCGCTCTGTTCGCTGTAACCACTCCATGCCTTGGATAATCTCCTGCCACTCGTTATGAAACCAGGCTCAAATTTCTTCCACAAGTGGTCTGACGCAGCAGTAAGTATGTTTCTGGGAGTATCCTCCGGGTTCCATACTTCACCTCCGCTTGCCTTCTTGTTTCGCTTCACATCGTAAACCCCCTGCATGACCATATCTTCTGCAGCGAAAGGCTCCAGTAACTGCCAGGCTGCACCCCATGCACGTTCCCTGAACCCCATCGGTTCAGGATCCGTGATGGCATTCCATGCATCTCCAAGGGCAAGGTGAGGGAACATGAAGGACAGATCGTATGACGAGATTGTTCCGTCAGGTTCCCTGTAATAGAAGTTGGTGCTATAGCGTGACCAGGGTGGCTGATGGCGATCCAGGAGTTCTCTCTCCTCGTCATCAATCCCATGCCACACACTGGCGATCATCCCAGCAAGCGCCGAGATGCCAGCAGTTATGGCTGAAGCGCGAACCATGACGCCGATCGCTCGACGACGCAAGACAGGATTGCCACTGTGGAACTCCTCATGAGCCAGAATCATCCCACGATAGGATGTACGGAAAAGCTCCGAATGGAATGTCACAAAAGTTCCCATCGGAAGGAATCTCCTCAACTCCTTCATAAACCTGGGTACGCGACTCCATGTGGGATACTGGTTCTTGACATTATCCCCGGCCTTGTGGCGAATCTGCTTTTCTGTCCAGTCGGGATGTGCCTTCCGGTAGAGAGACTTTTCACTAAGGTAACCTGCCAGCTTTGGCACGTTATCCATCATTTCATAGACTGCCCCAGCCCCCTTGTAGAATTTCCCCAGCGCCCTCTTGACCTTGGCCACCAGCTTCTTTCTTCCCTCCTGGTTTGTCACATCGTAATCATTGAAATCCATATCCCACGCTTCGCTGATAAGCTCAGTAGCCTCATTGATAAGGCTCTGGTTCAGGATCCCTTCCTCGAGAGCCTCGTTTATGAACTTCCGAACCTCGGATTTCTTGGGTCGCATGCCGATCCATCCGGTTGGTACTTTCGGCCCCCCTCTAAGGCCAACCCCCTTCTTCTTATAAAGGGAAGGCTGGGCATGGTAAAACCCAACAGACCAGGCTTGCATCCAGTTCTTGGCTGTCCCCAAGGCTCCACCATGGCCCCACATGAAAGAAAAGCCTGAATTACCCCAGAGGTTGCGTTCTGTCGTTTGTGGAGAAACAATTGTTTTGTTTGCCTTGGCAATTCCCACACCCTTGGCCCAGAGTTTCATCCAACCCGGATACTCCACGCCAGGACCAAAGGCATCATTCAAGGCGCGTTGGAATTCCAGGTTGGTCCACATCCCCTCCAGCGCACCCCATTCCCTTCCTTCCATCTGGTAAGGAGTGTCGACCTGATCCTTTTCCTTGTTGATAAACCCTTCCTTCAATCCCAGATCACGCATCCGCTTCTGGAAATTGTCACGGGCAATGAAGGTTGCCATCTTTATCGTGGTACGGGAAAAGACAAGATCAATATCCTTGTACTCCCCATACAGTTCACGGAAGGCTTCATCCTCCAGGGTTCGCCTCATTAGAATTGAAGGATTCACCTTCCCCTTCTCGGGCTGCTGTCCACGGCGCTGCTCGGCTATGACTGTGAGATCTGTCAGGTACTTCTCTACGCGACCCCTCAACTGCTCGGGCGTCATCTTAACTGTGTTGTCTTCAATGATCTGGTCAATGGGTATCTCCCTGTGCAGGTCAAGCCATATCGCCTCCTTCACCCTGCCAAGCCTCTCCATCGACACCTTCTTTTTCGCTTCGGCAATGGCACGATTGCGAATCCCCTTCTCGGTTTTAAGACGACCCTCCTTCACGTCTTTCAGGAGCTTCTCATTGCTGCTGATCTCCTCCGCGATCATCTTCTCAAAGGCGTCTTTCTCGGGACTCCACTTCTGGGCAGCACGCACCTTGTCAAGGAATTCTGTGCTCAGAGCATCGTCCGCTATCACAAGACGAGTTGTATCATCAGGCTTGTTTCTCGCCAGACGCTTTACAGCACGCTCGAGAGACTTACGGATTACCCGTTCCCACTTCTCAACAGTCCCCCGCTGAACAGACTCCTCTGCTGCCGTAATCAGTTCTGGCCTGTTCTCACGTACCTCATCTGCCCAGCCAGGATCATCATGTCCTCGGTAAGTGCGATTGAGGTAAACATCATGGTTCTCATCAAATGTCAGCTCGAGATCATCGGTCACATAATCGGAATGTCTCATTATGATACTGAGGATCTGCTCATAATCACGCATCTCCCCCAGAGCCTCCGCAACACTGGGACTGAGATCATCTTCTCTCAGCTTGGGATCTGACAATGCCCTTAAGTGAAGATCTCGCGTTTCCTTTGGTAAGTTCCGAAAGGGAATATCACCATAGGTTTCAACAACAGCATTATGGAAATCATCTACCCTGGTCTTCAGATTGTTGAACTCTCTTGCTAACTCACCATCATACTTCTCCATAATCTCATATTGGGATGGGGTAAACCTTCCCCTTGTGCGGAAGTGCGGCCCCCAGGTTCGCACCTTCTTCACCACCTCCTTGCCCCAGTTGACACCCCCCTTAACGATACCGCTTATCTTTCCAAAGAGGACATCCCCGGGAAGGGGGAAGCCAGATGCCTGCGATGGGGTGAACTGTATGTCATCATATCCCCGCCGTGCTGCAGGCATGACCTGTTCAGCGAGGCCCATCCCCACCAGGGTTTCAACGACCTGCCTGTGGGTAGGCAGGTCGTCCCTATCTGCATATGCCTTGTTATATTCCTCACTGGTCATCCGGCCAGCATTCTCCATGAACAATCCCCGTACACCACTCTCATTATGGGCATAGTTCTCAACAGTGAACGTACCCACCTCGCCACCAGTATTCTCCCAAACGACGGCAGTGAGGCCGTCGTTTGAAATCAGTCGCTTGTTATCAAAGTCGATCTGGGAGTTACCCTCTTCCATTGCTGCGGTGATCCCGGGATTGGATACTTCCATCACGCCCAGCTGCTGGCGTATCCTATCTTCAAGATCGGTTGGATTGGAGTATTCCCGTTCCAGTCTGTTACGGTTCTGAGAAAGACGTGATCCCGGCAGATCTGGAGTGCCGCGACGACGCGCCTGAAGGCGGTCCGCGTCCAGCACAGCTTGGTGGGGGACAGAGACAGGTTCCATGCTGACCGCAGCAGCAGCCGGGGTAACCGCAGCGGGGGTGGGTTCTGGCACCGCCTCTATGGGCGGTGCCTCAACCTCTACTGCCTCAACCTCTGCAGCCTCAACTTCTACTTCCGGCACCGCCTCTACGGGCGGTGCCTCAACCTCTGCTGCTTCACCTCGATCACCACGTTTCTTGGGTTTGGCGGGGGCAACCTCTGTCAGGAAAGACTCCAACTCGGCTAATTCTGATCGGGCCTTTGCCGCCCCTTCCGTCTGGCCATGCTTCTCAAGGATGGCAATTTCCTGTTTCTTCTTCGCTATGTCCTGCCGGAGATCCGCAGCAGTTTTCCTGACCGTATGAACAATGACCGATGTCGGGGTCAGGATCTTACCGTCTGCACTTATAGCAATTTCCTCATACGGTTTTAGTACTTCACCAATGATTTCTTTTACACCAGGGGAGTTTGGATCCAGACCCTCTTTGTTATCTATCCCAATAACTCTTACACCCACCATGCCATCGTGAAATTCTCTCCCAACAAGCTCCCTGGCATCCTCAAACCGAATGTCCTCACCATGCTTTTCTCGCAACTCTGCCTCACCTCGGTCGCCACGCTTCTTGGGTTTGGCGGGGGCAGCCTCTACCGCCTGCATGGCTGCCTGGCCACGCGGCGATCGGCTGTATTCAACCAAATCATTTATTCCG